CGGCCGTCGTGTCGATTGGCACTCGGCAAATGCGGCCCGCTTCATCGGCGGCGGCCATCTCCTTGCCCCAATACGCGCCCTGGATCGCGGCATTAAACGAGCATTCAAACTCCTGCTCGTACTGCTCCGGGGTCATCAGCTTGCGCGCGGCGGTCAGTTCCTCGGCGTCCACAAGGCCGGTTTCGGAGGCCCGGAGCAGAACGGAATACCAGTCGGGATCATTCTGTGCGGCCTGCCAAGCCTTGTAGAAGTCGTTATGCCCGCGCGGCGTCCCGATGATGGTCAGGCTGCCTTTGCGGTCGGAAAGCGCAGGACGAATGATCTCCGGGAGAACTCGGGGGCGCATGTCGGCAAATTCATCGAGTACGCAATCATCCAGGTAGATTCCGCGCATTCCGTCGGGATTATCCGCGCCATAAAGCCGAACACGTCCACCGTTGGGGAGATCAACTCGTAGCTCGCTTTCATTGGCTTCCGCTCCTGGAATAGGCCGCGTGAACTCCTTGAGGTAGGACCACGCCACGTCCTTGGCCTGCTTGAACAGAGGCGCGACATAGGCGCAGCGCGGGCTGGGCTTGTCGCAGGTCAGCGCCGACCGGATTAGCTGGTTCACGGTCGCCACGGTCTTGCCCGCCCGGCGATGGGCCACGATCACGCGCCACCGCTTGCTGCTCTCGTGGAACGGCAGGAAGGCTTGGCGCGGGCTGTAGGGGATGACTATGCGCTGGGCTGTAGCCATTGGATCGCCAATAGAACAGGGCCGGTGCCGCCCTCACCCGTCTGCGGCTGCGGAGCCTTGCCGTGGCCGCGCTCGAATATCTCTTTGATTGCCGCCACGCGCGCCGCGTCGCTGTCACTGGTCCGCATGACAACGGCCAGCCGTTCCATAGCTTCAGACGTGTAGGTCTGGGCAAGCGCCTTGATGTCGGCGGTTGCCTTGTTCAGCGAGCCCTTTTTCCGGCCGCCACGTCGCTCGCCGGGCTTTGAGCCGCGAGCCATTGCTATTCTTTGCTATTCTGGACGGCCGAAGCCATGTGCTGATGCTCGGTTGTGGAGCGGTCAGCCTAACCAGTTATCGAGTTGTGATTTACGATGTCAAGCGAATTGATTGTGCCGCCCGTTCCCATTCGTTCTGGACAATCTCATACCCATCATAGCTGGAATAGAGCCCGGCCCCGCATGTGATTGGGCTACTCACGGCGCGCGCCAATCGAATAAACCGGCGCCTTCTCCCAATCTTTAGGCCTGCGGTGTAGCCAAGGCACAGGCGGCGGCGCGTGACCGTCTCGCGGGCGAAGCCTAGATGGTTGGCAATCTCGCCGTCTGAATATCCGGCTCCAGCCATACGGCGGAGCGTGGCGGTGTCGTCTGCGGTCCAAGGTCTGCCGTTCATGTGCGCCTCCCGTAGCTCCAATTAGGATCGACAAGGATTTCCGGCTGCGGCACGTCGATCACCTCGCCTGTTGCGTCCATGACGACGACCCACATACGGTGGCCGTCAATGCCGCACTCCTTCCAGGCGTAGCACCAGCCGCGCCGGGATTGGTCTTGGACGCCGGTCGGGAGTTCTTTGCTGTTCACGGTCACAGGGATTGGTGGGTCAAGCCGGTGCATGGATGCGCTTTCCGACGCGATAGATGCGTCCACGGTGGATTTCGCCGCGATAGAAAAAGAATTCCCAGCGCCACTCGCCGGGATATTCCCTCATTGGAGCCCATTGAGCGGGCTGCCAGTCTTCATCGGAGAGGCGTTTGACCCAATACCAGCCTGCGGGTCTGGCGCTCATGCCTTGGCCTCCTCTGCCTCTGTCTGTGAGAGGGCGGCGCGGGCACGGAGAGCGATGCACAATGAGCCGAGCGGTATCTTCGCTGCCGGGCACCATTTTGTCTTCGCTTCTTCCTCAGTCATCTCCGCTTCTCCTGTGTGTGTGTTTGGGGTGCCTGACCTTTGCCTGTGGCTGAGTCGGCGCCATCGGTAATCACAGCAGCGCCTCCTGTGTCGGCTTGGGCTTGGGCTTGGGCTCGGCAAAGAGGCGGGGTTGGCGGTAGGCTTCCTCTATGCGGCGGCAGGCGATATCGAAGTAGCGGGGCTCGATCTCAATGCCGATGAACTTCCGGCCAAGGTTCACGCAGGCAACGCCCGTTGTGCCGGAGCCCATGAACGGATCAAAGACGGTGTGAGCGTCAGGCAGAAAGCCTACGCACCACTCCATGAGCGCGACAGGCTTTTGCGTCGGGTGATAGTGATCGCCAACCTCTGAGTCTCGGCAAAGCCCAGCCCACAAGTGGGAGAAAATCTTAACCGAACCGAATATATTGGACCACGCAAGCTCACAGTCGGACGCTATGAAATTCTGATTATGCGAACCGCCACGACGCTTATCGAAGACCAGCCACCCTCCGCTTTCCGGAAGAGACTTGGCGTAGTAATTTGCACCCCACACGATGCAGGGCTGTAAAATCCACGGAGATGGATCGAAGGGCCTGTTATCGCCATGAATGCGATCGGTGTGCTGCTTGTGCCACTTTCCTCCGGCCTTGATCGTGCGTTCTACTTTGTGGGAAATCCCATAAGGAGGGTCAGTCACGACCGCCCATTGATTGCGAAGGCGGCAGTAACCAAAGCCGCCGCAAGCAACGGGCGCGCGACAAGGCTTATCCAAACACTCCTTCCCGAGCGTCGGTAGGATTTCGAGGCAATCCCCGAGGTACAGGGTGCAGTCCCCGATCTTCTCAACGCGCGGGCTCATGCGTTCCCCATAAAGGCTTTGCGCCGTGATGCCGCGATGGCTGCGACGCGCTGGTGGACGTTCATGGCTGGAGGTTTCGCGGGCGCCGCGAAGCCCGAAGGGGTGAGCGAAGCGGCGCGCGCGGGATCAGTATGATTAGAAGTTAAAGTATCTGTACTCTGAACTCTGAACTCTGAGGGAGCATCTTGCGAGCATGGTGCTAGCACGGCCGGTTTCGGATCGATGCGGATGATCCAACCGCCTGTAATCAAAGGCTTTAATGCCTCCTCAAAGTCTTTGCTAGCATAGCGCAAGCGGAACGCTATCGCCTCGCTATCACCGTCGATAATGCCGTTCTGCGTCTCGCTCGCTAGCAGCCACAGCATCGGCGCTAGCGCCCTGCTAGCAACAGGCAAGCGATGCCAATCGATGTCGTCGAGGAGCTTCCGGTAGAGCCTGATCCACGGCGGCTTACGGTGCTTGTAGTGCTGGAACTCGCTCCAGCCCTTGACGGCCAGACGCACGATGGGCGCGGCTTCCATCTACGCCGCCATATCGTCAAACAGGGTCGCGGCGCTGGCCTCCACGTCGCCAAGAGTGCGGCACGCCTGATTGAAGTATTCAGCCTTCAATTCGACGCCGATAAAACGGCGCTTTGCCTTGAGTGAGCAGTAACCCTCGCTGCCGATGCCCATAAACGGGCTCAGAACCACGTCGCCGGGGTTGGACCACATGACCAGCGCCCGGTCGATCACGTCGAGCTGCAGCGGGCACAGATGGCGCTCATCGTTGGCGTTGCGCGCAGCCTTCACGTTCAGAACGCGCGTCTGGTTGACGCTCATCCATACCGGCGAGGCCCATTCCTGCCACTGGTCCAGCGGGAAGTTTTCCGGCGTGTGATTGATCGGCTCGGCGTTGTCGCCCGGCTTGACGAACGTCAACAGGTAGTCGGGCATCCCTCCCCGGCTCTTGACGCTGTCCTTCTGGAGTTGCTTGTAGAGCAGCCCGACGTGCTTCGTGCGCGTCATCTCAACCACCGGGCACTTCCATATCGTCCGGCGCGAGTGCAGTATCCACCCGGCCTCTTCGTGAATGCGGATAATGTCGCCGCTGAAATCCTTGATCCCGACCGCGCCGTCCTTCCACTTCGTCAGCGGCAGATCGGAGCAATGCACCGCAGTCAGGCGCCCTGGCTTGGTCACGCGCAGCTTCTCACGGACGAGGAAAGCATACTGGTCGCGGAACTGCTCATCGGTGCTGTTGCCCATGTCGGATATGCTCTCCGAGTAGACGAACAGGGAGCCGAACGGAGGCGAATAGACAGAAAAGCCTACGCTGTTGTCCGGCAACTGGCCGACCACGTCGACACAATCACCATGATATGCGGCGAACCTGTCGCCGTGCTTCTCGTTCAGGCAGCGGATCGTAGCCATGTCGGTGTCCTCCCCTCATGTTTCGGCAGATATTCGACCATGCGGCGCGTGGCCTGTGTCGTGGCGCGCTTCATCGCGGCGGCCATCGCGCGCTTCATGCTGGCGTGTTCGTCGGCCTTGCGGTCGATTACCCGCCCGATCTGATCCTCGCCCTCAGCGACGATGATATGAGCCTCTACGGGCCTCGTCTGGCCGAACCGCCAGCACCGCCGCACGGCCTGATACCAAGCCTCATAGCTAAAGCTGCGGCCCACAAAAGCCATCCTGGCGCAGTGCTGCCAGTTGAGCCCCATGCCGGCGACGCTGGGTTTTGTGATGATGACGCGGGCCGAACCGTCCGCGAACGCAGCGAGATTTTCCTCTTTGCGCTCAATCTGCATCGATCCCCGAACCTCGATGGCATCGGGGATACGCTCGGCAATCGCGTCGGCCTCATAGTCCGTGTCGCACCAGACGACCCACGGCTGGCTACTCGTATCGACCAGCCGGGCCGCCTCGTCCGCTCGCGCCGATGCCGTCTGCCGCTTCGTGGCGTGCATCGACGTGGCGGACATTTCCATCGCGAACAGGCTGCCGTCCATCGGCTTTACTTCGCCATACGCGGCCTTGTGCCGGATGATCTTCAATTCGGGCAGGACGTAGCGCGTGCCGTCATAGCCAAGATCGTCCGGCGATTGCGCCATTCGCGACCACGACGCCATCCACTCCCAAAACGAATTCTCGGCGTGCTTCTTGAGGCGCCACGTCTGCGACGCTGTCGAGGCGTCGTTGATGAAGAACCGGGACAGCATTTCGTTCCCGTTCATGGCGCCTAGGAATTCCGATTGCTGGCCAAGCTCCATGTGATCGTTCGGTGCCGGGGTCGCCGTCGCGGCCATCTTAAAGCGGTGGTCGCGGAAGGTTTCGATCAGGGCTCGGGTCGTCTTACCGCTGAAATTCTTGAGAATGCTGGCCTCGTCCAGCGACACGACGCCGAAGGCATCGGGCTCGATCTTATCCAGCCGGTCATAGTTGCAGATGTTGATGCCGGCGCGGGCCTCCGACTGGTCGCGGATCACGCGAGCGTCATACCCTCGCTTATGCGCCTCGCGCTCCATCTGCCGGGCAACCGCGAGCGGCGTCAGGATCAGCGCCCGGCCGTTGCTGGCGCGCATCGCCTTGTCGGCCCACTCAAGCTGACAGAATGTCTTGCCGAGGCCGGTGTCGAGATAGAGCCCGCAGCGGCCCTGCCGAATCGCGAAGTCGACGCACGCGGCTTGAAAATCGAACAGCCCCGGATTAAGTGCCGGCGGCTCGATCCCCGTCGCCTGCGCTCGCGGCCTCTTCGACGCCAGAAAGGCTTTATATCCGTCTTTCATTGCGCTCCCCTCCGTAGCTCAGCATGTGCGGCGGCGGCGCCTAGCAGGTTGGCGATGCGGTCGAATAACCGCCGCTCCGGTGTGCCCTGCAGCGGCCTCACGCGCGGGCGGCGGCCCTTCACCTTCAGGCATATGCCCCGCGCCTTGTGGGTGGCGCTGATCTTGGCGCAGGTTTCGGGCGAGCGCGGTTTTCCCTTCGGCCAAGCCATCACGCCGCCCTCTCCTGATTGATGCGCGAGGAACCTTTGTGCACGTAGGCCAAAGCCGCCTGCACTTCCTCAAGAGATCGGCAGAGGACGTACCAAGCCTTGCAGCTATGGAATGCCGTCTCGACGGCGTGTTGATCTGCGGTCTGACTGCCACCGCCCGCGCGCTTCAACTCGATGCCCAGCACATTCGGGCCGGGCGCGATGATCAGAATGTCAGGCCATCCCCGCTTGAGGCCGCGCGCCTTAAGCATCGCGCCGCGTATCCTTCCGCCGCCGCCGTGGGCAATTGTGGTCCACACGGCGGGCGGGCGGATGACCACGTCGAGATAGTCGGCAACCTGCTTGTGTAAGGTCGCCTCGCTGATCTTTGGTTTTGCCGCATTCTTTTTGCGCGCCATCTATCGCCCCTTCGCAGCGGCGATGAGGGCAGCCTTGACCGCCTCACGCAGGGCGGCGTCGGCCTTCTGGCGGAAGCCGGGTCCCGCCTTGCGCTTCCACCTGCGCATCTTCCGCACCTCTGCCTCGGCTTCGCGAATGGTCATGCTGCAGCACCGTCGTAGCAATCGCAGGGCATTTCCATAGGAAGCTCCGGGCTGGCGTCGCGGTTGGCGATAAAGTCCGCCCATGCGTAGTTTCGACCGAGCCCCTTCACCTGCGTCGGTTCTGCGTTGGCTTCCATCGCTAGGGCGCGCTGCAATAGATCGGGATAGGTGTCCTGTAGAGCCTTGATTTCGTGCTTCTTGGAATTGGGGCAGAAGAAGCAGGACGACTTGCCGGGAAGACTGAGGCCCGCAGACAGGATTACGTCTTTGCAATCGTCGCGATCCATCCCCCATTCAATGAGTGGGTAGCGATTCATATACTTGGCATCAGGATCGCGGACCCGACGTTCCTCGCCATACTCAAAACCAACTAGGCGAGTCACCAGTCGTCCGGCTTCCCACTCAGCCAAACATGTGGCGTCTTGGTTGGCCCACTTCTCTTGTGGTTGCAGCTTGAACTTCTGGCTGCATGTTTTGAAGCCATAGGCGACTGATGGGAGGGCTTTGCGACTAAAGCAGTCCTGTTCCAACGTCAGGCTCTTACCGTCGATCTTCGCGACAGTGTTGCGCCGGACTATGGTGATTTCTGGATACTGGCGCTCCGACAACCAGCCAGAGAACGTCCAGATATGCTGATAGGTGTGCGGATGCTCCCCGCCTGTATCGGCAAACAGGATCGCATGCGGTCTAGGCTCGCCACGGCGCACCATCTCGATCAGCATCGCTGTCGAGTCGGTGCCGCCACCAAATGCAACAAGCGTCACCATCACGCTGCACCCCGTCTCACGAATGCGGGCTGGTCTGGCATGTCGTCGAATGTGCCAAGCATTCGCTGGGCAAGGTTTTGGGGTGCTACGCGCGGCTCCGCCGCTACCGCGCCGATCGATGGCGGGGCGGGCGCTTCGTCTTCCGATATGGGATTTCCCATGTCGGGATCGTGCGGGCCGGGCGCTTCGTCTGAATGGGTGCCAGTCCCTTCCCCGCCTTCGGGAACTGGCTTGGCGGCAGAGGCTGCGACCTCACCCGCCTGCAGAGGCCTTGGTGTGGAGTTCTCACCATGCGGGGCCGCATCTGTAATGCCGTCGTCGCCGTCTTCCGGCTTGGAGTGGTCCGTTTTTGACGATGCGGGCGCGCTTTCGACTTTTGGACCGCGCCGCTGGACGGTGGACTTGGAGACGCCTTCCGCCGCCGCAACCTCGCGCTGCGATTCCCCTGCGGCGAGGCGTGCGTCGATCCGGTCAACCGTCTGCAGGGCGTGCCAGTAGGTATCCAGCAAGGCTTCCTGCTCGGCACGGTCGGCGGCATCCATAGCCCGCAGGCGCACCACCTTGCGCATGGTGCCCACGTCGTAGCCGATGGCCTTGGCCTCGGCGTAGATGTCGCGAATGTCGCCGGCAATCGCCTTGCGTTCCTCCTCCATGCGCTCAATGCGCTCTATGAAGGACTTGAGGCGGTCGGCGTTTACCGGGCCTGACTGAACCTTGCTGTTGTGGCCAACCTTCGCCATCACCACCCCCTACCGCCGCCGATCATCTTGTAAGCGCGCTTCGTGTCCGCCTGGACCTGGGCGATCCGCTCTTTGATCCGGCGTTCCTCCCGCTCGCACTTCGCCAGGAGCCGAAGGCCCTGCTCCTGCGTCGAGCGCCCTAAGATGCTCGCCAAGGCGCTCGTCAAGCGCACGGAAGCGCGCTTCAATGCGGAGATATTCATCGGCGCTTAGACTCACTTTTTCATTGTTAGAGAGGATGGCGCGGACGCGGCGGGCGTTCATGTCGAGCCGCCGTGCAAGGCGGTTTCTCCAATGGTCTTTGGTATCGGACCAGCCGCGCGGGCCGCCAATAGCGACCAGCATCGGGCGGACACGTTCAAGCGCGGCAGACATTGCCGATCCTTTGGCAGGCTTTGACGACTTCATGGGCGCGGTTCCCTTCATGGTTTGACCCATGAAAGACGCCACTACATGGAAGCCACTTGGCGAAGTTCTGGGCCGTCTCGCCGCCAAGCTCGCAGCCCAAATGGATAAAAGAGGCGGTCACGCCGGAGCCCACACGCTCAACAACGTGACCGCCAGTTCCCCCGGTCAGGGAGGAGGAAGCGGCGCCCCAAGGAGCCGCACCGGGGGGTTCGAGAACAGCACCGGAGCCGGGCAAAGCCACGAGTCCGGGATGAAGGGGCTGGCCGCGCGTGACCCAATTCAACGCGCGGCCAGTGCTGGACCTGTTCGGAGAGCTATGCAGGCCAGCGGGGGAAAGTGATGCGATCATCGCAGCGCCTCGTCGTACGCCGCAGGACGCCCGAAGCCATTGTTGCGGAGTTTGTTGTACAGGCGCAGTTGATCCTTGGTCAGCTTGTCGATCAGCCGGTTACCAGGGACGCGCCCCTTGTGGACACGACGCGGCCAATCGTGCAGCCGCACAAGCCGGTAGAGGTACGCCAACGGGAGATTGAAACGGTCGGCAATGTCGCGTGCGCTCTGGCTTGGGTCGGCGTAGGCAAGCCGGATCTGCTCCAGCCTCTCGCCCTTCCACGACTTGTAGCGCCGCGCGGGTGGCGGGCCTGCAAGCCAACCGTCCGGAATGACATCCTGAATAAGCTGTTGCGATACATCGACCACGGCGCAGGCGTCGGCGTACCTCAGACCGGCGATCATCAAGCCGCAAAAACCGGCGCGCTGTGCATTCGTGATGCGGTAGATTTTGCTGGGCATTCAAGCGTTTCCTTCGACCGAGAGGAACAGAGCAGCCACACGCGCGGAGGCGTCGGCCAGCGCCGCAATGGCGACTTCCGGGCCTTCCTGAACGCACAGGCGCGCGACAATGTCTTTCAGGTCTTGCGCCGTGACGGGTCGCTGAGGCCGACCATTTGGGCCGGCAATCACGCGGATTGCCCTCGCCCGGCCGGGGATGCGCTCGACGTACCCGCGCTCTTCAAGGCAGACGATGAGGCGGTGAATGCCGCACTTGGACTTGAGGCCCATCGCCCCGCGCATTTCGTCGTAAGACGGCGATATCTCTACGCCCTCTTCCTGACGAGCGTAGAGATAGCGGAGCAATTCGGCTTGCTTGGGCGTGAGCATCTAGCGGCCCTCCTCGTCAAAGCCGGGATCAACAAAGGTCGGAATAGCCTGCGCACTGGCGCTCCAGCCGTTGAGCCGCTGGCGACGGCGCAATTCAATGAGGGCCTGCAAGCGACGCTTTTCTGCAGGGGTGTACTCGCGCCGAGCAGGAACCGGATCGCAGGCGTCAGACCAGTCGTCGGCGCTCATTTCATCACCACCCGGAACAGAGCCCACATGAGAACGATGAAGGCGATCAGCACGGCGAGTTCGGGAAGGTGGGTCATGCTGCCCTGCCCTTCTTTGCCGGCTTGGGCGCGCACTCAGGATCGGGGCGCTGCTTGTCGAGGAAGTCCGCCGGGGTGCTGACGCCGTTCTTGTTGGCGAGGCGCTGGACCTTCGCGCGCTCGGGCCATGAGATACCCCGGCGCCGCCACTGCCGAATCTGCAAGTCGGTGTAGCCTTGGGCAATGAGAGCGTCCGTGCCGATCTTTGCCAGCACGTCGCGGTCGAGGGGTGCGGTAGCCATAGCCGCCACTATGGATACATCATGTCACCTTCGCAAGCGTAAAATTACAAGATGTCACGCGGTGACATCAAACAGCCTTACAAACCGAGGCCGTGAGGCGAAAATATTGCGATGCCTTCCGCGCAACAGCCGAGCAAAAAGCCCAAAGCCCCGCCCACTGAGGCAGAGCTTGCCTACTATGTTGCGTTTCGAGATCGGCTAGTCGCCGCCAGGAAGGCCGCCGATCTCAACCAGGAGGATCTGGCCGACCTGCTTGATATGCCGTTGGCTGTCCTGAAGCAGATTGAAGGCAAAAGGCTGACACGTTTCCCCCTCCACAAGCTTGAAAGATTAGCTCGGGCTCTGCGGCAGCCGTTCGAGTTTATTATTACAGGCAAGAATCCACGCCGCAGCGCGCAAGATACTAAGCGCGCGGCTTAGAAAGTCCAAAAGATTACAGCAGTCGCTCTGCTGGTTCTCTAAAGACACCTCTTGCGGCTTCGGTTTGTTCTTGGCGGTGACATCTTGTAACTTTTTTGTTGACGACGGCATTCGGAGGATACATCTTGTCACCACCGGACACCCGGAGGAGGACAGAATGACCGCAGCCAAGATCGTCACGATGGAGACAGTGCCCGACACCGGCACGCGCAAGGTGCGGCAGGGCAAGCGGGTTATCGGCTTCATCACCTACTTCCCCGCGATCCCGTCAATCGGTCGCGTTGAAGGCTGGACCTTCATCCCGAACCGCAAGGACATCGCCGACCGATATCCCGCGCCGTCCCCCGTGTTCGACGATCCGAAGGCGGTGCTTCGCGACATCATCGGGAAGCTGGGCTGATGCACGTGCTGGACCTTTTCTCCGGCATCGGCGGGTTCAGCCTTGGGCTTGAACGCGCGGGCATGGAGACGGTCGCCTTCTGCGAAATCGATCCGCACGCGCGAGCCGTTCTTGCGGCGCATTGGCCCGGAGTGAAGATTTATGACGACGTGCAATGGGTCAGCCGCCACGCCCTCGCAAGGGACCTTGTTCCCACACCCAACGTCATCTGCGGCGGCTTCCCCTGCCAAGACGCCAGCTTCGGGCAAACGCAATGGGGCAAGCGCGTCGGCATCGAAGGCGAGCGCACCGGACTATGGAGACACATCGCCCGCTTGGCCGATGAGATACGACCGGACGCGCTCGTGCTGGAGAACGTCACAGGCCTCCTTAGTGTCGGATGGGGACGTGTTCTCGGGGACCTGGCCGCCATCGGGTACGATGCGGAGTGGGATCGCTTCCCCGCGTTCGCCCTCGGTCTTCCCCATCGGCGCGACAGATTGTGGGCGGTTGCCTACCCCGGCGGCTCGCGACTTTCGCGACATAACAAAGGGCAGGGCGTTCTTAAGTCAGCGGCGGCGGCACTCGCCCAGCATGGCGACGGCGCTGCTGGAGCGTGGCGCGCACTGGTCAGCAATCTCGATGCTGTACGAGGCGGCGATGGGCTTTCCGTCGCAATGGAGCGTCGGCGCGTACACGCACTCGGCAACGCGGTCGTCCCCCAAATCCCGGAAATCATCGGCCGCGCGATCCTAGCGGCTGAAGCCAACGCCTAACCACACCCCGACAGGAGGACAGCAGATGGACAACAAGACCTTCAGCGTGAAGCGAGACGGCAAGCCCGATCTGCACTTCACCGCGTTTCCGGCGGACGGGAACGGACGGGCTTTTATCAACCTCAAGGTTGGCGAGAGTTTCGGCGGCGAGTTTCAGATGATCTTCTACATGGCCGACGCCTGCGCCCTCGCCATCGCGCTGGAGAGCGCCATCAACCACGCTGAGCCGCGCGCCGTCGAGGCCGCCGTCATCGGCCTGCTGGACGAGGCCGCGTGATGAGCAAACACAAGATGACCCGCGAACAGAGGATCGAGGCCGCGCTTGCGGTGTTCGCCGAAGCCTACGCCAAGGCCGCCGATCCCATCGGTGACAGCGATCTTGACGACGAGCAGCCGCGCCACGTCACGGTCACGCTGGGCGACTGCCGCCGCGCCGCCTCGCTGCTTGGCATCTATCCGACCGTGAAGCTCTAGGAGCCCAGCATGGAAGACAAACACGATCTCCAGTGGGCGATTGATCGCCTTCACAATATCGCGGCTGATTTCGTGGCGGAAAATACTGCCACGTCTCGCAACGATGCCAAGTCAATCAACTTGGTTTTGCAGGAAATCAGCCGCAACGCCGTTGCGCTAGAAGCTTTCGACCGCGCGATTTTGGTACGCCGCGCTCAAGGAGTCTGACATGGACACCACCTTTATTCCACTCGACACCTACGATCCCGACCCGCTCACGCGGTTCGATATCCGCGCCGATCAGCGCCGCGCCCGCGACTTCGCATGGGAGTCCGTGAAGGGCATCCGCGAGGAGGTGGCCGCCTTCTACCTGGACGGGCTGGCGATGCTCCGCAGGGGCAAGGCCGCAGGCATCGACAAGGACGCCTTGGATCTGATGGCCCGCGCGCTTTACGACGCGGTCGGCGCCTGCATCGGGAAGATGGAGCGCACACTGGACGCGGCGGGATGCGATCTCGACCCGGCGCAGGTTGATCGCTCCGAACTGGATGCGTTTCTGGAGGAAGTGAAATGACAAAAGAACCCATTAACTATTGGTCTCTTAGGAGTGCAATCGAGCAAATCCAGAAGTGTGGGTTTGAGTGCGAAGGCGGCTCCATTGAGAACAACGACGCTTGGGTCTGGTTGTGCGGCATCGCCCGCAAAGGGCCGGAGTTCTGCCCCGGCCAAGGCGTTTGGTTTGAGGTCAAGGCCGAGGCACCGGGCGCGAAGCTTTCTAGCTGGGCGCACTTCTACATCGTCGGCTGTCACATGAAATCCGACACCGAGCGCCGATACTTCGAATATTCGCTGAGCCAAGACCCTCCAGGCCCGTGGCACTACGGCGAAGTCCACTACCGCAACGTGCGCGGTGAAGACCTGCGGCTTGCCAAACCCGAGCCTGCAGAGGGGAAGTAGCCATGACGATAGATGCGAAGATTGACGACGGCGGCCTTGCTTTCCCTTACCCGGAAATTCGCGGCCCAAATGGTGAGGGCATCATGGAAGGCGCGTCCGGCATGAGCTTGCGCGACTACTTTGCGGCCAAAGCCTTGCAGGGCATCCTCGCAGGCCCTTGCAGCCGAGACGGCGCCTCTCTCAGAGAATGGTCCGACATCCCAGAACATGCCTATCGCATTGCCGATCTTATGATCGCGCGCAGGTCCGCCGTTATCCAGGGGGAGAGGTAGGCACAGGCTCCGGGCCTGCGGACCTCTCGCACCCATCTCCAACTTCAGCAAGGACACGACCAATGAGTAATCACATCGACTTTGAAGCATGGCGTTGCTGCCACGACGACAACAAGTTCTGCCCGCCCGAGGGGTGCCCAAAGAACGCCATCGTCGGCGGCAAAGCGGTGCCATACGGCTGCGCCCGCGATCACGGGTGGAAGCCCGGCGAGCCCTCCCCGGCGCAATGCCAAGGCATTGATCCGGAGTGCGCCGCGCCGTTCCTGGCCCGAGGTGGCCATACGCTGACTGTTGAGTTTCAGCGCCGCATGGATATCGCGCACGAAGCCCTCGCCGCCCTCTCCCCCAAGGAGTCCGGGAAATGAGAGAGGAATATCTCATCATCTCAGGAACGGTGGTGCCTTGTGTGCCTCGACGCTCATGGTGGCGTCGGTTCTGCCGCTGGATGCGAAATCAAATCAATAACTAAAGGAGTGTTTTAAATGGATACCGCCATTCAAGAGATCGAGTTTACGCAGGCGTTGCCGAACAATCTGGCGCCAACCTCGCTGACGGCTCCCGCGCCGCAGGTTCCCGCCGCGCCCACCGGGGGAGATCCGTTCCTCATGATGATCGAGCGCGCGGCAAGCGATCACCGCGTCGACATCGACAAGATGGACCGCCTTCTCCAGATGAAGGAACGCCGGGACGCAAAGCAGGCGCGGGACGAATTCGACGCCGCTATGGCCGGCGCACAGGAGGAAATGCGGGCGATCAGCCCGGACGCGAACAACAACCAGACGCGGAGCAAATACGCGACATATGCGGCGCTGGATCATGCCGTACGGCCGATCTACGCCCGGCACGGCTTCGCCCTGAGTTTCAACACTGGCGACGCCCCGACGCCTGCTGAGGTTCGTTTGCTTTGCGTTGTGTCGCACCGGGGCGGCCACCGGCAAGACTACAAGATCGATATGCCCGCCGATGGCAAGGGAGCCAAGGGCGGCGACGTGATGACCCGCACGCACGCCACCGGGGCGGCTGCCTCTTACGGCCAGCGTTACCTTCTCAAGCTGATTTTCAATCTGGCCGTGGGCGACGTGGACGATGACGGCAACGGCGCCGACCACAACGACGACGTGGAGCGACTTGCCACAGGCCCGCGCGGCGAGGATGGGCGCCTGATGTCCAACTACAGCGCCAAGGCTGCCGAGAAGGCCAAGGAGTTTGCGGACGGGGCCATACAGACGATCAACTTGGGCAACGCCGAAAGCGCCAAGGAATGGCGGCGTGTCGCCCAGACGGTGCCGCCCCGCAAGTCGAAGTCGCCGCTTCAGTGGCTTTCCGACAATTCCCCCGGCCAGTACCTCCGGGTCCGGAACGCCTTCCAGAACGTGACCGGCGAGGATCTTGAGTGACCTTCTCCCGAGCGTCCTGATCTGGGCGCTCGGGCAGGCAACCTCTGACGAGGAATTGGACGCATGGTGGCGAACGCACAAACCATTGATCGCGGCTTTGAGCGAGGCGGACCGGGACCGGCTGGTGGAAACCGGCCGGGAGGCCCGCGCCCGGATCGCAAGCGGACCATCCAGCAGAACAAGCTCCTTCACGACGCGATAACGGACGTGTCGAAGCAACTGCCGTGGCCGGCAGATACTGGCGAGATGCACGACGTGGAGTGGTGGAAACGCCGCCTAACTCTCCAGTGGCTCACCGAAACGGGAGAGATTCCCGAACTTATCGAGAGCTTGGATGGGCTGCAATTCGCGCTGCTCCTCCCGCACACGAGCGACCTATTAGTCGAACAGTGCGCCGCCTTTATTGATTGGCTGGCGATCTTCGGTGCCCAGCACAACGTCAGATTCGGCAAGATGAAATGACCGCCCGCCGCTCCCTCTCCCCCATGCAGCGCCTCAAGGTATTCGAGGCTGCATCCGGACGCTGCCACCTGTGCGAGCAGCGCATCCAGGTTGGCGACAAGTGGGACGTGGAGCATGTGCGCCCGCTGGCGCTACTTGGCGCCGATGACCAATCCAACATGCGCCCCGCTCACAAGGACTGCCACAAGACCAAGACGAAGGCTGACGCGGCGTCGTGGTCAAAGGCGAAGCGCATCAAGGCGAAGCTGCTCGGCATCAAGAAGCCCTCCAGCTTCAGGAAACCCCCACCCGGATTCAAATACGACTGGCGCGTTGGGCGCGTGGTCAAGGAGGCGAGATGAAGAAGAGAACGCTAGATCATGTGATTCGCAAAGCATTGGATCGCGAACTCACGAAGATGCAGGACAACGAGATTTATGGCGAT